ACCCAATATATAAAGAATGGAGAAAAAAAGTTTATGCAAGGGACAAGCACTGTTGTAGGTGGCCCGGATGCAATAAAAGAAAGGGGCTGCAAGCCCACCATATTATGAAGTGGAGTGATTTTCCCGGTCTCCGGTATGAAATAGGAAACGGTATCACTCTATGTAAACAACACCACAAAATGGTAACTGGAAATGAAGACAGTTACGCAGGCAGTTTTTTAAGGATACTCGCAAATGATAGATTACAGTAACTTTCACATTATAGTAGACACAAGAGAACAACAACCGTGGGACTTTGGCACACTAAGCCAGAGCGTAGGCAAGTTGGACACTGGTGATTATAGTCTGCGTGGTCTAGAAGAACTATTTTGCATAGAAAGAAAAATGAGTGTGAGCGAAGTTGCCAACAATATTGTGGAGAAAAGGTGGAAGGACGTTGTGAAAAGACTAGAGAGTTATCAATACCCCTTTCTGCTTTGCGAATTTAGCCTCTCTGACATTTATAGATACCCAGAGGGTAGTGGCTTGCCTAGACGCATGTGGGACAAACTGAGGGTAAAGAGCGGCTTTATAATGAAGAATATAATGGAGATGCAAATTAAACATGGAATACACGTTGTGTTCTGTGGAGACGCTGAGAACGCAAATAAACTAGCATTAAACTTAATGAGAAAAATATATGAACTCCACGGACAACCCTAAGATATATGACGACGCTTGGCTAGGGCTAGGCGATTTAAGCAAAATAGAGATACCTGAGAACCCTATGGTTCATCGGAGCGAATATGATATCGAACATCCTGATCTTCATTTGCTACGTCTTCTGCGAAACCCCAGAAACTTAGGCAGCACATGCAAAATGTTATTTGGAATCGAACTTCATCCGATCCAGATCGCAATCCTACAAGAGTTCTGGACTCGACCGTTTCCTATGTTTATAGCGAGTCGTGGTTTCGGTAAAAGTTTTTTGATGAGTCTTTACTGTATTCTCAAATGCACCTTTGTACCGGGAACAAAGATTGTGGTAGTTGGTGCTGGTTTTCGTCAGAGTAAGATTCTGTTTGAGTATATGGATACGATATGGAGAAGCAGCCCCATCCTAAGAAACATCTTCTCTGGCAATAATGATGGTCCGCGTCGTGATGTTGACAGATGCACGTTACGATTGGGAGATTCATGGACTATTGCGATTCCTATGGGTGATGGAAGCAAGATTCGAGGTTTGAGAGCCCACATTATCATCGCAGACGAGTTCGCATCAATGAGTCCTGAAGTCTATGAGACAGTCGTAGCAGGTTTTGCTGCGGTAAGTGCCTCTCCTATACAGAACGTGAAAGAGGAAGCAAAGAAGCAGGCTATGAAAGAAGCAGGTATTTGGTTACCAGAAATGGACGAGATAAACGTAAAGATGGGAAACCAAGCCATTATCAGCGGAACAGCCGACTACGGCTTTAAACACTTTGCACAATACTGGAAACGCTACAAGGCTATTGTACAGAGCAAAGGCAACAAGTTCAAACTAGAGGAAATCTTCAAAGGCGAGGTTCCAGATAACTTTAATTGGAAGGATTATAGTGTCATAAGAATCCCGTATGACCTCATCCCGAAGGGTTTTATGGACGACAAACAGATCGCCCGAGCCAGAGCAACGATCCATACTGGTATCTACAACATGGAGTACGCGGCCTGCTTTACTGACGATAGCGACGGATTTTTTAAACGTAGTCTTATAGAGAGTTGTGTGTCAAACCCGGAAAAGCCAGTCATCATCAACGAAAAGCCGATTGTATTTGAAGCAGCAACACAAGGCAATCCTGACTTGCAATACATTTATGGTATTGACCCTGCTTCGGAGAAAGATAATTTCTGTATCGTTGTATTGGAACTACATGCCGACCACACAAGAATTGTTCACGTATGGACTACCAACCGTTCTAATTTTAAAGACAGACAAAAGAGTGGACTTGTAGACGAACATGATTTCTATGGCTTTTGTGCTAGGAAGATACGCAATCTTATGAAAGTCTTTCCGTGTGCTAGGATAGGACTTGATGCACAAGGAGGTGGCGTAGCAATCGAAGAAGCACTGCACGACCCAGCAAAACTAGAAGAGGGCGAACAACTCATCTGGCCCGTTATAGATTATGATTCAAGAAAAGGCAAAGATACAGATAGTCAGGCCGGTCTACATATACTAGAATTGTGTCAGTTCGCTAGAGCAGATTGGACAGCACAAGCGAATCATGGCCTAAGAAAGGATTTTGAGGATAAGTTACTATTGTTTCCTGCTTTCGATCAACTGACTTTAGGGTTAACAATGGATTCTGAAGGTCAAGATATTTTGAACACCGATCTGTCCAAGAATCTTTATGACAATAAGACCGAGTGCATTTTAGAGATTGAGGAACTAAAGAATGAATTGACCACTATAGTTATGTCGCAGACTAGCACCAGTACTGGAGCAAGAGACAGATGGGACACGCCAGAAGTTAAACTAGATAATGGAAAGAAAGGCAGACTAAGAAAGGATAGATACAGTTCACTAGTTATGGCAAATATGCTGGCTAGACAGATTAATCGACAGTTAGCACCTGTAAATTACGACGTTATAGGTGGAAACGCAAGTAATATACATAAGGATAGAGAAGGAGATATGTACCTCGGCCCAGAATGGTTTACCAAGGGTGGAGGAAATGAGGATTTTTATGGCGGGATTTACAGATAGTTGTGTATTTACACTTAATAGGATTACATTACCATTACAATAGAATTACATTATGAGCAAAAAGAAAAGTCCAAGCGAAACCATTAATGATGCAAATATTGTTCCTGAAGAGGCATATGTCACATGGGGCGATGATCTAGCAAGCAAGAACTCAGCACTTACGGAGTCTAGCAAGGCCTTAGATGAATACGGCCTAATTCACTCAGCACATGGTCATTATATGCCACAGCAAAATCGTTACAATAATGATTTTCGTGATCTGACTCCTGATGGCACTGGTAGTCGTCCGGGTTTAACCAAGCAAGCCTATAATTGGTTCAGACCAAATGAGGCTGTGCCTCTTCAAATCAAACCTATCATTAAGAGAGCAGAAGAAGTTTACCAAAAGGTAGGATTAGTCAAAAATGTAATTGATCTTATGGGAGACTTTGCTAGTCAAGGAATTAGAATCGTACACAAAGACCCGAAGACCCAAACCTTTTTTCGTAACTGGTTTAAAAAAGTAAATGGGAAAGATCGTAGTGAGAGGTTTTTAAATAACCTTTATAAAACTGGCAATGTTGTTATCACAAGACAAACAGCAAAACTCACTCCCGGTGCTGCCAAGAAAATGTACAAGGCTGTATCTGATGCCAACTACAGGGTGAGCGATCCCTATGACTTGAAGATAGGCAAAAGAGAAGTACCTTGGGTTTATACTTTTATTGATCCGTTCTACGTAGATGTAGTTGGTGGTGCTCTTGCTTCTTTTACTCAGAACAGAAGATATGAAATTAATATGCCGAGTTATCTTCGTAAGATTATTCTTTCTCCTAAGACAGATGCAGAAAAAGAAATCGTAGCGAACCTACCTGAAGATATTCTTGCAGCGGCAAACCAAAGAAAGAAATATCCATTAGACCCAGAGAAGACTATTGTTCATTACTACAAGAAAGATGATTGGCAGGCATGGGCCTATCCAATGGTTTATGCAGTTATGGATGATATCATGGTAATGGAAAAATTAAAACTTGCAGACATGGCAGCACTTGACGGTGCTATATCTAACATTCGTATTTTTAAGATAGGTAACCTAGAACACAAGATCGCCCCTACGAAAGCAGCAGCCTCCAAGTTAGCATCCATACTAGGTAATAACGTAGGTGGTGGTACAATGGATTTAGTATGGGGTCCAGACATTGAATTAATTGAAAGTAAAACAAACGTACATCAGTTTTTAGGTGAAGGCAAATATACTCCTCATCTTAACGCCATCTATGCGGGGCTAGGTATTCCACCTACTCTTACCGGAACTTATGGTGCTGCTGGTACGACGAATAACTTTATCAGTTTGAAAACTTTAACCCAGCGTCTAGAGTATGGTCGTGATGTACTTACGCAGTTTTGGAATAAAGAGATGACTATTGTACAGCAAGCAATGGGATTCAAAGAACCAGCCATGCTAGAGTTTGACCGTATGGACTTATCGAACGAAGAGAGTGAGAAGGCTCTGTTGGTGCAACTCGCTGACAGAAACTTGATTAGCGAAGAACTATTGCAAACTCGATTCGACATGGACCCAGATATGGAAAAATACAGAATCGACAAAGAAACTAAAGCGAGAGAGAAAGGTAAGATGGCAGAAAAAGCAGGACCATACCATAATCCGCAGGCCGATGAAAATTTGAAGAAAATCGCGTTGCAGACAGGTTTAGCGACTCCTAGTGAAGTAGGTTTGGAACTGAAGCCAAAGAAAGAAGGAGAAAAGACTGTCATTGAAATGAAGCCAAGCCCATCTTCGAAGAAGGCAGGAGATGTTCCCACATCTCTGCCAAAAGGCGATCCGGGCAGACCTGTAAAC